TATTGGTGGTAAGGGTTTATGCTTCTATTTTAATACCTCATAGCTGACGCTTTTAGTAGCTATTAAATGTTTTAATTGTTTTATTACATCACTATATATTAATTCTTTAGTGTGTGTACATTTTTTAAGTTTATCAGTTGGAATATCTATAATTATTTTTTGATATTCAATATTATTTAATTCTTTCATATTGTCTAACCCTCCTAAGGTTTTATATGTGTTTATACCACCAAAACCCCGCACTAGACGAGGTTAAAAGGTGGGATAACTTATTTAAAATATATCTAAGTTTATATCTTCTTTTACAGCTGTATTTAAAAGAATGCATTTATCAAGTTTATTATTAAATTTATTAAATTTTCTTATTAGTGATGTTAAAGCTTCGAGCTGTTCTTGATTAAGTTTCTTTCTGAGCTTTTCATCATTTAATACTTCTAACTCTTCACGAGTATGACTAGTAGTAAATAATTTTAAATGTTTAAAAATACAATCATTAGTATATGTTTTAATTGCCATTGTATAACCTCCCAGTTATTTTTTATATTTCTACTATATATAATGCATTAATGGTAAAGAAGTTCAAGCATTATTTTGCACCTTGTAAAGCCTTATAAACAAAGGGTTTACAGCTATGCAGTTTTAAAAGTGCTTAATTTTTATACAGCTTTAAAAGATGAGAGGGTTATAGTTGGTTGAGTTGGTGAAGTTTTAAAAGTTTGTGGAGTGTTAGAAAATATAAATACCCAACACTTCACACACTTTTCACGCTTCATAAACTAGACAAATGTATGACACTTTTCAGCTGAGTATGACACTTTCAAAGCTTGTAAAGTTATCAACAACTTATCCCC